GATTGATGAAACAGGAATGACAAACGAATTCCTTTCAGTATCCGTTAAGAAGTATGCAGGTGGACAAACTTTCTCTGTCGAACTTCTTGATCGTTCTTCACCAGCGTTCTTTGATGAACTGGTTCGTCAAATGGAATACGCGTACGCAAAGGCAACCGACGTTGCAGTTGTAACCGGCCTCATCGCTGGCGGAACTGACGGCGGAAACCGCACTCTTGATGCTGCTGGTCTTCTTGACTTCATCTCCGATGCTGGCGTTTCAATCTACGCTGGAACTCTCGGATTTGCTCAAAACATCATCGCATCACCTCAGCAATGGGGCGCGATTCAGAACCTCGCTGATGCAGGACGTCCGATTTATCAGAACCTCATTGGCAATATGAACCAAGGCGGAAATCTCGGTGCTGGATCAGCAACCGGAAACCTTCTTGGCTTGAACTTCCGCGTTGATCGTAACCTCACAACAGGTTCAGGCGTTGGCGACAACACCATCATCGTTATCAACCCAGATGCATACACTTGGTATGAATCTTCACGTTTCCGTCTTCAGACAAACGTCGCACTCAATGGTCAAATCGAAGTTGCCTACTACGGCTACGGCGCATTGGCTACAAAGGTCGGCGCTGGTGCATACCGCTGGATGGTCGCGTAGTTAAATCAATAAAAGTGACGGCCAGTCCGCTCCCGAGCTGGCCTGTCACCCTCTAGATCGAAAGGAAACGAGATGCCAACAATCGTCACGGCTACAGAGTTAAGAACCATTCTTGGCGTCTCGTCTTCCCTATATTCAGACGCTTATCTTGCCGATATTGTGGATGCAAGTGAGAATCTGGTCTTGCCAATGCTCGTTACCTTTCAGAGCAAAATTGACAAAGTATCTTTAGAAAATAACGTTGCTTACTTCCACACCGCAACAATTCACGAATTTACCGAAGGTCAATCAGTTGTCATTACAAGTGTCGGGTCACCTTTCAACGGCACTCATACAGTCACGAATGATTTAATTGGCCCCTATGTATTTACCGCCGCCATCACAAATGCTGACATACTGGAAAAGAATATTATCCCAGCCGGAAACGCTGCGCTCTCTGGCGCATCAACCTATGTCGGAAATGCTAACGTCGAAGCTGCAGTTCTGGCTATTTCTGTCGAAATCTTCCAAGCCCGAACCGCTGCCGGTGGATCCATTGAAGGAATCGATTTCGCAGTAACTCCTTACAGACTTTCCAAGAATCTTCTCGCCAAAGTAACTGGTCTTCTTGGGCCATATCTTGATACCGATGCGATGGTGGGTTGATGCCTGCCTCAACAGTTTTATCGTCTATCCGTACACCGCTGGCAACGGCAATTTCTGGCGTTTCGGCTAACGTTTATAGTTATGTGCCGGAGGCAGTTCAAGTTCCAGCAGTTATTCTCGTCCCCGATTCACCTTATCTTGAATTAAACACAATTAACGATTCGACGATTCACGCAAAGATCAATATGACAATTACTTGCGGTGTCGCTTATCTTTCCAACCCAGCATCACTCGACAACCTCGAGCAGCTGATATTTTCAGTTTTGGCAGTAATTCCGGACGGCTACACAGTCGGCCCAGTAGAACGGCCATCGGTTACGCAAGTGGGAGCGGTCAATTTATTGGTCGCTGATATTCGCGTTTCCACCTATTACACACAGACCAACTAAGGAGAAAAAGTGGCAACCACAGTCATTACCGGTCGCGACATTTCGCTATCTTTCACAGGTGGAACAGATATCGAAGCCCAAGCGACAAACGCAGTTTTGACTAAGACCAATGTCCGCGAGACCTATCAGACTCTCGACGGCGAGGCTTACAAGACAGTCAATATCGAAGGCACATTCCAATTAGATATGCTCGCAGATTGGGGCAAGGCTAACTCAGTATGCGAAGCACTTTGGGCAGCTGCAGAGTCAGCACCAGATACAGACATCAGCGTTACATTAACCGCCGCAACCGGCGCACAATTCGTTTTTCCGATTATGCCTGAGTTTCCAACTGCTGGCGGATCAGGAATTGACGCGCAAACAGTATCCTTCACCTTCAAGGTATCGAAGGGCACAGTAACAGAGACCTTCAGCTAAGAGATCGGAGCATCGGGAGATGAAGTTATCAATAACAATTAAATACATAACGGGTGAGTCGGTTACTTATGTGGCCGGCTTACCTGAGTGGGCCAAGTGGGAACGCAAAACTGGCAAGTCGATTTATTCGATGAAAGATATTTCGGCATACCAACAAGCGGATTTTCTAGATCTTGCTTATTACGCTTACAAGCGAGAAGCGGCTGGAAAACCTACAAAGTCGCAAGAAATTTGGGAACTCTCAATCGATGAAATGTTGATTGGGGATGAAAGCCCAAAAGCTACGAGTCCGGAAGCGTAAATCGGCTTCTTATTGAAGTCGCAATCGCGACAGGAATTCCGATGAGCGAATGGACGGACATCGAGCAAGTATTAACGGCGATTGACATATTGAAGGAGCGCAACGGACGTGGCAGATGAACCAATCAGCTATGACAAGCGCGAACTTCGTTCAATCATTGCCGCGTTCAAGGCGATGGATGATGAAGCTATTGATGCGGCTAAACGCGAAAGTTTTGCGTTGGCTCAATATGCCGCCAACGAGGTTAAAGCCTACGGCATCACAAGAACCTTTGGACAGGCCGTTGTCGATCGCATTACAAGTGGCGTTAAAGTTTCCAAAACCTCGAAGATTGGCGAGTTCTCTTATGGATTCGCGAGTCAGCGCTTTTCTGGTGGGGGATCAACTAAAGACCTCTGGGCAGGTTATGAATTCGGATCTAATCGTTATCGTCAATTCCCACGACGCACCCCAAGACAAGGCAGAGGAAATTCTGGCTATTTCATCTATCCGGCACTCCGCAAAATTCAGCCTCAATTAATTGCAAAGTGGGAAGATGCGTTTTCTAAGATTCTTGGAAAGTGGGATGACTAATGGCCGGAAGTAGAACGCTTAAGTTATCAATTCTTGCCGATGTTGATGATCTTAAAAAGAAATTAGATATTGGTTCTAATGAAGTCGAAACCTTTGGCGGTAAGTTAGAAAAATTTGGTAAGGTCGCTGCGGCGGCTTTTGCTGCTGCCGCTGCTGCGGCTGCTGCCTATGCTGGCAAATTAGCCATTGAAGGCGTCAAAGCGGCTATAGAAGATGAGGCTGCACAGAAACGCTTAGCCCTAGCTTTAGAGAACGTTACAGGGGCAACTGAAGCCCAAATTAAGGCTGTTGAAGACCAGATTAGCAAAACCGCATTGGCCACCGGAGTTGCAGACGACAAACTTCGCCCTGCTCTGCAGAGATTGGCCGTTGCAACTGGATCAGTCGAGCAATCACAAAAACTTTTAACTCTGGCTCTTGACATTTCAGCCGCTACTGGCAAAGACGTCGAAACAGTATCTAACGCTCTTGGTAAAGCCTATGAAGGCAATACGGCTTCTCTCGCTCGTCTTGGAATTGGTTTATCAGCTGCCGAAATTAAGACTATGGGTCTTGAAGGTGCAGTAACTCAATTAGGCCAAACTTTTGGCGGTGCAGCGGCTACTCAAGCCAATACTTTTGAGGGTCAAATAGCCAGATTGAAAGTGGGCTTTGATGAGGCCAAAGAGGCAATTGGCGCCCAGTTATTACCAATTATTCAGAGACTTCTGGATTATGTCGTCAATGTATTAATACCAAAATTCCAAGAAGCCAAGAGAGCCGCCATCGATCCAATCGTTGAGGCTTTCAAGAATAATGAAGCAGCATTACGCGATTTATGGTCTTTTATTAAAACTTATTTAGTGCCTATTTTCGAGACTGCTTTGGTTGGCGCTATCAAATCCGTTGGCGCAACAATCGCTGGAATCATCAACATCATCGGCACAGTCACCAGCAAAGTCAAAGAATTGGCTAATGACGTCATTGATGCCGTCAATAAGATTATTCGCGCCTATAACGCAATTCCAATTTTGCCTAATATATCGACCATTCCAAATATCGCCACTTCATCACCGACAATGACTGGAAGTGTTCCAACGGCCAGTCTTCCTTTTGGCGGTGCGTCAATCATTCCACCATCAAGTGGATCTGCTAACGCTGCACCGGTTAGTCCAAAGACTTCAGTTCCAGCGCCAGTTACAACCGCACCTAAAGTTGTGGCATCAGCGCCAAGCGTCCCAGTCGGATCAACAACTGCAATTTCAATGCCGACTTTTGCTCAATCTGGCGTTAATACAACGACTCTTGCTGGAATCGCAGCTGCATCTGGCGTAACAATCAACGTCAATGCCCCAAGCGCAATCGATGAGGAAGGATTTAGCCGAGCAGTTGTTTCAGCTCTGAACACGGCAAACGCTCGAGGAACTGGCGGCGGAAGTTCAATCGCCTTCAATCTACTATGACCGCTTGGACGCCTGAATATCGAGTTCTTATCAATGGCACAAACGCCACCGATTCAACTCTCGTCGGTTTCACTATCACAAGCGGGAGAACTGATATCAATACTCAAGCCCAAGCTGGTTACTGTAATTTGACGCTCGTCAATACTTCCAACACAACTTACACTTGGACAGTCAATACCTCAGTTACTATCGAAGTCAAAGATACCTCTGGAACTTGGGTCTCATTATTCGGCGGCAGACTTTCAGATATAACAACGAGCATTAAGTCGGCTGGTGAAGCTGCTTATGTAACTCAAATTCAGATTATTGCCCTTGGCGCGCTATCTAAACTTTATAAAGCCGTATGGACTACTTCACTTGCTCAAGATGACGACGGCGATCAAATCTACACAATTCTCAGCGGATTACTTTTGGCTTCTTGGAATGAAGTTCCACCGGCAGAACAATGGTCTTCCTATGATCCTACGATTGACTGGAATAATGCTGGCGACGTCGGACTAGGTGAAATCGACAGGCCTGGGCAATATGAAATGGAACAACGTTCAGCCGACCCAATCGATTATTATTCAATCATCACTCAAATAGCCAATTCAGCTCTCGGATACGTTTATGAGAATTCCAATGGCGAAATCGGATATGCCGACGCAGCGCACCGCCAAACTTACCTATTGGCTAATGGTTATACAGAATTGGACGGCCGCGAAGCCTTTGCTCAAGGAATTCGTCAATCTGTCCGCTCTGGCAAAATTGTTAATAAATATCAAATCAATTATGGCAATAATTTCAATAGTTCCAAGTCAGCCTTAGATCAGGACTCAATCGACCTTTATGGCCTTTATGACGTCCAAGAAAATTCTTATATTCACGACGCGACTGACGCTCAAAACGTCGCCAACCGGCAAGTCGCCCTACGAGCTTATCCACGAGCCTATTTTGATTCCATCACTTATCCGCTACAAAACCCAGAAATCGGCAATGCAGATCGCGATGCGCTTTTGGGTATTTTTATGGGCCAACCGGTCAAAGTCACCAATCTGCCCTCAAATATCTATGGCGGCGAATTTACTGGCTACATCGAGGGATGGACTTGGACTAGCACCCAGAATGGCTTAAATCTGACTTTCACGGCCTCACCAACAGAATTCTCGGCAGTTGCTCAAACTTGGGATCAAGTCAATGCGGCAGAAAGCTGGAATAGTATCCTTAACACCTTAGAATGGCAGGACGCGATTGGAGTGATTAGTTAATGCCAACAACAACTAACTTTGGCTGGACAACCCCAGCTGACACGGATCTTGTAAAGGATGGCGCACTTGCGATTCGCACTTTGGGCAACGGCATCGATACGTCGATGGTTGATCTCAAAGGTGGGACAACTGGGCAAAATCTTCGCAAAGCAACAAATACAGATTTGGATTTTACTTGGGCTGGAGATGCTACCAATACAGTAATTGACGCCGAAGGCGATTTATTGGTGGGAGATTCTGCCGATACGTTGCAACGATTGGCAATCGGAACGACCGGTCAAGTTTTAACAGTAGATACCACAATTGATGGAAAAATTAAATGGGCAAGTGCTTCTTCTAATGCTGGTTTAATTCATCTCAAAACAACTTCCTTCAGCGCGGTTTCAGCACAATCTTTGGAAGCAAGCACTTTTACTTCCGATTACACAAATTATAAATTGCAAATAACTTTAACTTCGGTCTCTTCTGGTGGCGATATGAGAATCAGAATGAGGGCAAGTGGTAGCGATAACACAACTGCAAATTATATGGCTCAATATCTCTTTGCCGACAGTTCCACTTTAGTCGCTGGGGCAGAAAATAGTGCTACGTCTTGGAAAGCTGGAACCATTGACACCAGCAGAAAACATTTTTTCAGTATTGATATTTTTTCACCACAAGCTACCGAAGTCACAGCAATACAATTGTGGGAAAATCGTCAAGCCAACTCGACTAGCAATTCTTTATGGTTCCAAGCAAATAGTTTTAACGCAACTACATCATTTGATTCATTGACTTTTTATTCTTCGGGCGGCGGAACGATTTCTGGCACTTATCAAGTTTATGCATATAAGAACTAGGAGCATTTATGACTGTCGATAAAATTATTGTTCAAGAAGGCGAAGAAGTTATTGAATTAACTGGACAAGCATTGGCTGATTTCATCGCTCAAAGAGAACTTGATGATGCAGAAGCGTTGAAACAAAAAATAATTGTTGAAGAACGAAAAGCGGCGAAAGCAGCAGCCGAGGCTAAATTGGCAGCTCTTGGCATAACGTCCGACGACTTAAAAGCTCTTGGTTTATAGATTTCTGTATAATTTATAGAAACAATGGCGAAATTGTGTAAGGCTGGTATCCAACTTAGGGAGCAAATAGATGACCTTTACATCGAAAGATCGCGTAAGAGCGACGGCTGGATTGGAGACACCAGACACTCGGCTCGTAAATCGGATCACAACCCTGATAAAAACGGAATCGTTAGGGGTCTCGATATCACGAGCGATTTGGGAAGTCATCCGGAAGAAGCTCACGCGCTAGTCGAGAAAATCCGCAAATGCGCGAAGCGAGGCGATAAGCGCATCAAGTATCTAATCTTCGATGGCCGTATCTCATCGCCAATTCTTAATTGGAAATGGCGCAAATACAAAGGCATTAATCCTCACCGGCATCACTTTCACATCAGCTTTACGACTTTGGGAGACAAAGACGGATCTTGGTTTAACCTCGAAGGAGACAATAATGAACGAATTGAAAAAGATGGCGGAAACGTGGGCGAAGACTTTCCTCGCGACGGCTCTATCAACATACCTCTCGGTCGGTCTTCAACCCGATTACATTCTCAATGCGGCACTTGTGAGTGTGTTGCCTTCCGTGATTAACTGGCTAAACCCCAATTACGAGCGATACGGCAAAGTCCGGTAATGGATATCAATTCAATCGCTGGATTTGTTGCTTCAGTCCTCGGATCAATCGCCTTACTTATCGCTGGCCTTCGTTACATCATAAAACTTGAAAACATTCCGATTGTGTCGCGCCTCGACAAGATGGAGAGTCAGTTAGAATTGGCCCTCAGTCGAAAGGTGGCAAAGGGTGGCAACAAAGCGCGCTAAGAAGCCGGTTAAGAAGGTGGCTAAACGTCGTAAGACGACAAAAGAGCCAATTCTTACAAAACTGGATTTCTGGGCTATTGCTGCCAAAGAAGTATATGACGCTTGCCGCCGAGCCGGTATGGACGAAGGTTCAGCTTTGGCTTTTGCAATGGATCGCAGCTCATATCCCGATTGGATAGTTGATCCGAAAGACCCCATCAAGAATCCGCTTGATGATTTCGATGAGGATGACGACTAATTTATCTTCGCGAGGTCGAATTATTTGAGGCGCTAAAGGCCGTTTATCCAGACCTTACGCCAGTATCACCGACCGATAAGCACGACGGCATCACCCACGACGCATACATCGAACTTAAGTGTCGGCGCACTCATTACCCCACATTGCTGATTGAGAAGCGGAAGTGGGATTACTTGGCCGAAATAAGGGCTAGAACGGGCGCCAGAACCCTGTATATCAACTCAACCCCACAAGGGGTCTATCAGTTTGATTTAGGGGCTATAAAGGCCGTAGAATGGGTTTTAAGGCCATTGCCAGACAAGACCGACTTTGCCAATAAAGGCACTGTTGAAAAACTATGCGCCTTCCTAGATATTCGCCACGCCGAGCTGCTACTTGTCTAAATAGATTTATCTAAATACATTTATCCCACTAAATCCATTTTCTAGGGTTTAGAAGGGAGAGTAAGTGATAAATAATCCGAAAGTAATTCGATTTGATTCTACTTCGGGTGCTTGGTCTGACGGTGCTAATTACGTTAAAGGCCAGATAATCCGTAGATATGCAATTGAGTCGCTTGGACGCAAGTCTGCTCGCGGTCGTTTAAGTCGCGAAGAAATATCGGCATATTGGCTAGATAGATTCGGGGTGAGCGCAGATGTGGAGTAGATATTCAGATGCAATTATCTGGGCCGCATATTGCTCATCCGTCTGGATCATTTACCGGACATATATCGGCATCAAAGCCAAAGCTTTTAACGAAGGTTATAAACGAGGGAGAGCGAGTATTAATGTCAGAGAGATCGTTAAGTGACTGGCTCTCGGACGCTGGTGACACCCTTGAAGACCGAGGGATGGAATATGGCGACCCGAGGCACAATCTTTTACGCATTTACAAAATCTCAAAGCTGCTCGGTATTCAGCTCCGAGACCCAGCTGACGTGGCGCTTGTCTTTATCGCGACCAAACTCAGCAGAATGGTGGAAAGTCCAGAGCGCGAAGATTCGTATCTCGATCTCATTGGATACGCCGCTATCTTGGGTCGATGCAGATTTTCTACGCCAGAAGATTGGGACGACGTTGAGTCTGACTCGCAACTCTAATCCAAGACAATGGTGTGACGCTTGTAAAAGTAGATGGGGCCAATTAAAAGATGGATCTTGGCATCCATTGGCACAAAGTCCAGCAGTATGGAAAGTCCAATCTGAAACACCGATCCGAAGGGCGCAGGTGCGGTTCTATTGCCAACCTTGCGCCAATGAGGTGCAGAACTGGCCGGATGGAACATTCTGGTCGTTAAAAGAACAATTAGATTATGCGATCGAACAGTTCGCAGGGAGCGAGAAGTTAAATGTCGAATTACCTCGATGATTATGTAAGTGTGCAAGACCGCTTAAAGGAGTTTATTAATGCGTATCCGGATTACCGAATTAAGACCCACGTCCTTGAAGAATCGCTTACAAGTGCTTGTGATGTCTATATTGTTAAATGCGAGTTGTTTCGGACTGAAGCTGATGCTGCGGCTTGGACAACCGGATTATCGTCAGAGTCGAAATCTAAACAATATAGTTTGGAACTTGCGGAAACAGGTGCTCTTGGTCGAGCTCTTAACCTCGCTGGCTACTTTGCAAAGCCAACTGTTGCTCCAAAGAAAGCAATTCAGACAACAAAGCCAGAATTGGCTGAATTCGTAAAAGAACAACGGCCCAATGATCCAGAACCAATCGTCTGGGATGTCAGCGATATGGCTAAAGAATTCGGTGCTGAGATAATCGATGAGATTCCGTTATGCGCACAAGGTTGCGGTCCGATGATTCTCAAGCAAGGCACAAAGGAAGGTAAGGAATATCGAGGCTGGGTCTGCCCAGTCCCCAAGTCCGGCCATCCAGCTCGATGGATGAAAATCGGATCAGATGGTAAGTGGGCGTTTCAGCGGTGATTAACGAAATGCATCCCTTTAAGTGTGGGCCTTGTAAGAAGGTGACTCCCCATCGAGGGATAACCGCTTATGAGTCCGAGATTGAACAAGGCGAAATGGTCTGGCTAATGGAGTGTCAGAATTGTTTTGAGCAACGCTTATTTGATCCAATTGACCGAGTAATTAGTCGAGAGGATGAAATTGACCGGTGCGACCAATGCGGCAATTACAAGATGAAGGCTGCTAAGTGCCGTATCTGTAAAATAGCCAATGGACAGGAGCGCATCAAAGAGCGTTACTGGAATGGCAATGCGACACTCGAAAGGTTTATCGATGCCGACATATGATTATTATTGTGATAGATGCGAAGAACAGATAGAAATCACATTAACAATCGAATCGGCCGGTCAATCAATGAGTTGCTGGTGCAGTTATCCCCTACGCAAGATATTTACAGTCGTTCCAACTCATTTTAAGGGAGATGGATGGGCGAGCAAGACAAAGTAAGGCGAAGCGGCCACTCCATTGCATATATCCGGCAAATGCTGGAGTGGGGCTTCGATAAAGAATTCATCGCCCGAGATATGGGTGTGAATCTGGCATCGTTAGAAATCAGATTGAATAGAGCAAAGAAAAGGGAGCGAAATGGCAATCAAGGATCTAAGTCTGAAACTGGCGGCAATTAGCCTGCTAGCAGACCAAGCAAAACGCTTGAAAGATGAGTTACGAGCTGAATTAAAAGCCGAGATGGATAACCTCGGAGCTGATCGAGTAAAGGCTGAATTAGGTGATGAGGTGGTTGCCTATATAACGACTACCAAGCCGAAGTTTAAGTGGGTTATAAAGTCAGATAGGAAATTTGTTGAATGGGTCAAGGCCAATGTGCCTAGTGAATTGGTTGAGACAGTGAGAGATTCGTCGATTGATGCGATATTGGATAAATTTAATTACGTTGATGAGTTAGTTATTGATCCAAATGGTGAGCCGGTTGATTGGTTAGAAGGTAGCGAATCAGAGCCATATTTAACAACGAAGTTTCACGGAGATGGCAGAGAAAGATTAAGAAATGCCATAATTGGATTAAATGGAAGCCAAGAGATTGATGTGAGAAAGATGCTTGAACTGGAGTAAATACTATAAAAACTTGTCCGAATAATGAGATGATAGGAAAGTTAATGCGTAGATTACTTGACAGACCAATTACACTCTCGCTACGAGCGGGCGCGGGAGCTGGCCCTAGGCGAAGTGTCGAGGGCGGCTATTGTTTCCGCCTGATGGCTACAACGCTATTAGCAGCGATTCTTTCAATAATAAATACAACACCATCAAAAGCAGATATGAATCTCAAGTTGTATGCATACAATCAAATGAATTGGAAAGAATTTGAGTGTTTCAATTGGCTGATTCATTATGAATCAAGGTGGAATCCAAAGGCAAGGAATGGTTCTCACTATGGGCTGGGTCAAATGCGATCTATTTGGTATAGAGACCTAAGTCCTAAAGGACAGATACAGGCTTCGATTAAATACATTCATTATCGCTACGGCGATGCTTGTAAAGCTTTAGATCACTTCGATCGTAAGGGTTGGCATTAGTGGCGCATAAGCGATATAACTCTGCTTACTATCAAAGAGTTCGTAAAGAAGTTTTGGCTCGAGATTATTTTACTTGCCATTATTGCGGCCAACCAGGTGATACTGTCGACCATATAATTCCAATATCCAAAGGCGGAACCGACGAAGCGTCAAATATGGTTTGCGCCTGTAACAAATGCAATAGTGGTAAGCGAGATCGTATGACCCCCCGCTTTTTTGAGAGCGCAGGGAGACCCACGACCCCCATTGGGAAGATTTTCCCTGAAAATGGGTCGTCCGTTCATTATCTGGCCGACTCTGGAGATTAATGGAGCAATCGAAAGAAATCGCACGGAGTCGGGACGAATCGGCTTACCGTGGTGTGCCGAACCCACGAATTCACACAAAACTTAGTGATTTACCCTCTCACGGCGAGCAAATGATTAAGTTTTGCGAGGAAATCGGTTATACCTTGCTACCTTGGCAGCAATGGTTGGCCCATCACTCGCTTAAATACAAGCCAGATGGTCGATGGGCGCACCCTGTGGTTACTCTTCTCTGTGCGAGACAACAAGGAAAAAGCACCTTTATGGCGCTTCAAATCTTGTTTAGAATTTATGTTCTGAAAGAAAAATTACAGGTTCATACGGCTCACAAGCTCACAACTTCAGCTGAATTATTTTACAAAATTTACGGAATCATCGAGCAGACTCCCCGACTAGCTGCTGAATTCACTAAGAAGCTGGAAAGTAAAGGATTTCAAGAACTCCAATTTACGGAAGGCCGTCGATATATCGTCCGAGCCAATAACTCAGCCGGTCGAGGTATCGCCGCACCCGAAACAATTCACTTGGACGAAGCTCGAGAGTATAAAGACGAAGACGTCTGGTCTGCCTTGCGATATACCCAAATGGCTAGCCCCAATCCTCAGATATGGGTTTATTCCAATGCCGGAGATCAGCACTCAATTGTCTTAAACAAATTACGAGAGCGAGCCTATGCCGCCATTCACGGCGGAACTGACGACATTGGCTGGTTCGAGTGGTCTGCGCCTAACGGCATCAAATTTGATAACTCAACGGACTTTTGGCTAGGTGTCTGTCAAGCCAATCCGTCACTCGGTCACACAGTTCATCCGGACAATATCCGAGCCGTCCTGTCAGACCCCGAAGATATTGTGCGCACAGAAGTTTTATGTCAATGGGTCGATACCATCAATCCAGTCATCAGTCCAACTCAATGGGAAGCTTGTCGAGTCGAGGGTCTCAGACTTGATCCCGAGATGGACACTTGGTTGGCCATCGATCTCAGTCCAGACCGAAAGCAAGCGGCTTTAGTCGCAAGCCAAAAACTCGAAGGTGATAAGTTCCAAGTCATCCTGCTGCAGACTTGGTTCAATCCGTCTAACCTCGATGATAAATCTTTGGCCAATGACTTAGCCGATTGGGTTCGCAAATATCCGGTGCAACTGGTTGCCTATTCGGCCAGAACTGCATCAGCCGTTGCTGCGCGATTAGCACCGGCTGGGATTAAGACTGAGCCAATAGACGGCATCGACTACGCCCAGAGCTGCGATGAATTACTGGGAGCAATTTCATCTCAGCGGTTGGCTCACTCGGGACAAGATGAGCTGACTAAACAATGCCTATCCGCCGTCAAATTGCCTTTCGGTGATGGCGGATGGGTAATGGGTCGCAAAGTCTCAAATGCGATTATCTGTGGAGCGGTTGCTTCGGCAATGGCAACTCACTACGCCACAAAAGCAAATGATGGCGTCGATATTGTTATCTTGTAACACAAGGCCTTTACAATAAAGGCTCAATGGGTGCTATCAGAGATTTCTTCTTTCCACAAGTAAATGCGCAGACACCGCCGAAGTCCAGCGACGTCACTGCTGCGCTAACTCCAGTCCAGATTAGCGATTCCGTTTATAACATTCTAGGCGGAGCAACAAATACAACTCGTCAGCTCGCAATGAGCGTTCCTTCAATTGCTCGCGCTCGAAATATCATCTGCGGAACGACTGGCTCATTACCTCTCGAGCAATATAACAAACTTACCGGCGAACACGTCGATCCATTGCGCGTCATCAATCAACCTGATCCAAGAGTTCCCGGATCACTCATTTACACTTGGTTAGCGGAAGATATCTGGCTATACGGCGTAGGATATGGACAAGTTCTTGAAATGTATTCCGCGACCGACGGCGGAAAAGTCCGCGCTTGGACTCGCGTTTCACCTGATCGAGTGACTGTCGATACAAATTTCCGTAACACAATGATTGAGTCATACAAAGTCGATGGAATGGATGTGCCAAATTCCGGAATTGGTTCAATTGTTCGCTTTGATGGTTACGACGAAGGATTTCTACATCGCGCAGGTAAAACTGTTGCTGCTGCGGTCTATCTCGAAAACGCTGCGGTTAATTACGCCAAAGAACCAAATCCGTCAATGGTCCTCAAATCAAATGGAACAAATTTAACTGCTGAAAGAGTTTCATCGCTTCTCTCAGCTTGGAGAACTGCTCGCCAAACTCGTTCAACGGCTTTTCTTAATGCTGACGTTGATCTTAAAGAATTTGGTTATGATCCAAAATCATTACAACTTGCCGAAGCACGTCAATATGTCGCATTAGAATTGGCTCGAGCAGCTGGAATTCCAGCATACTTCCTGAGCGCCGAAACTACTTCGATGACCTACTCAAATTCAATTAGTGAGCGGCGCTCTTTGGTTGATTTCTCACTTCGTCCATTATTGACTGCAATTGAGAAACGTCTATCAATGCCAGATTTCGTCCCAGCAACAACCGAAATCCGTTTTGACTTGGACGATTTCCTGCGCGGCAACCCATTAGAACGTGCGCAGGTTTATGAAATCCTAAACCGCATCGGCGCGATGAGCGTTGAGCAAATCCAAGAAGAAGAGGACTTGATCCGATGAAGATCAATATGCCAATGACTGTCACGGCTGCGGACACAGTAAAGCGCACCATTAGCGGCACAATTGTCACTTGGAACGAGCAGGGAAATACCTCTGTCGGCCCAACTGTTTTCGCTGCTGATTCAATTGAGATGAAGCCGGTTAAATTGCTTCTCGAACACGACCGCACTCGACCAATTGGCAAGATGATGAGTCACGAAGTAACTGCCAATGGCATTGTGGCTACATTCAAGATTGCTAACACAATGGCAGGCGAAGATGCACTCATCGAAGCCACCGAAGGATTACGCGACGGATTTAGCGTCGGCGCACAAATAAACGAATGGACAAACAACAAAGGCGTTATGCAAATTACTTCAGCAACGCTTGATGAAGTTTCTCTAGTTACTGATCCTGCAATTGATTCCGCTCGAGTAAGCGAAGTCGCTGCTTCCGAGAATGAAGCACCCAAAGAAGATTCTGATGCCGCAACCGCTGCTTCAGACAAACCAACCGAAGGAGAACAAGTGTCTGACACTACCGCTCCTGCTCCTGCCGTTGATGAAGCGGTAGAAGCAGCTAAAGTAGAATCTGTCTCGGCATCACGCCCAGCGTTCTACACAACTCCTCGCCTTGAGTTCACAAAGGCGAAATATCTCGAGAATAGCGTTCGCGCTAAGCTCGGCGATGATTCTGCACGTCAATACGTTATGGCCGCAGATGACACCACAAGCAACAACGCTGGTCTCATCCCAACACGTCAATTGACCGAAATCATCAACCCACTTTCCAATGCAGATCGCCCAGCCGTTGATTCGGTATCTCGCGGCGTTCTTCCAGATGCAGGAATGTCTTTCGAGATTCCTAAAATCACCGCAGTTCCAACAGTAGGCGAAGAAGCTGAAGCAGCTGCGATTGATGAAACAGGAATGACAAACGAATTCCTTTCAGTATCCGTTAAGAAGTATGCAGGTGGACAAACTTTCTCTGTCGAACTTCTTGATCGTTCTTCACCAGCGTTCTTTGATGAACTGGTTCGT